CTCTAAAAATAATACTGCAATTAATGAAGAAGTAGAAATTTTAAGAGAAAAAAATGAAGAATACAGAAAGGCTTTAGATCTATTTAGAACAAAATTGAACGAAGTTGCGGTATTTAATTCAAACTTGGCATACGCCACAAGATTGTTTACAGAACACTCAACCACTAAACAAGAAAAAATAAACGTATTAAGAAGATTCGATAACGTTGAATCTTTGAAAGAATCCAAAAATCTTTATCAAATTCTTAAAAATGAATTATCAAATAATTCATTATCGGATAAAAGTATTAATGAATCAATTAATAGAACTGTTATGAAATCACCTTCAACGGGATCTGCGGTTAATCTAATTGAATCTAAAACTTATGAAAATCCGCAATTTTTAAGAATGAAAGACTTAATGGGTAAGATAAAATAAACTTTTTAAAATAAACGTATATTTATAATATACATAAATAAAAAATAAAGCTAAAAAAAAATTAAAATGGGAGCATTATTAGAATCAGGTCTTGTAGGTAACATAGGTCTTAAGCACCTTAAAGTTATCAAAGAAGATACAATTAACAAATGGGACAGATTAGGGTTCCTTGAAGGTCTTAAAGGCCACCTAAAAGAGAATGTAGCACAGTTATATGAAAACCAAGCTTCTTTCTTGATTAACGAAGCAACTTCTGAAACTTCTAACGGAGCTTTCGAAACAGTTGTTTTCCCTATCGTAAGAAGAGTTTTCTCTAAATTGTTGGCAAATGATATCGTATCAGTACAAGCAATGAACTTACCTATCGGTAAATTGTTCTACTTTGTACCTCGTATCCAAGGATATCAAAATGACGTTGTTGCAGACAACGAAGGTATCCACTATTCACCGGTTGGTTCACCTAACAATCCAGGTACTGACGGTGTTGGAGCAGGATACCCAGGATATAATGGTCCAGGTAATAACTATCCATACGCAAAAAATCTTTATGATTTATTCTATGAAGGTCCTGAGGCAGGATTAGATCCTCCAGGATTATTTGACTACTCTAAAGGTCAATGGACGGCAGTAACACAACCAGCTATCGCTATGGTATGGTCAGGTTCTTCTTTAGAGGTGGCAAGTGACGAATTTAATGGTGAAAACGTTAGAAAAATGATCATCAAACTTTGTGGATTTAATAATGCTGGTGTTGGTAAATTAATCGGACCTGATGGTAACGAAATTGATAGTGAAACTTTCTTATCGGATCTTAAAATTACTGCTGATTTAACTCAATTATCTGCCGGTACTGAATGTAACAATTTAGACCCTATAGGTAATACAAATTTTACAGCTCCTCTATTGTTTAGAGTTGTAACTCAAATCTACGGTAAAGGAATTGTACAACCTACCTCAACTACAACACCAACTACTTGGTCTTCAACAGGTAATGGAGGTTCTTACAATAACATTTGTGGTCAAGACGGATGTATCTTTTTAGAAGTTGATTTATCATGTCCAGCATGTACTGATTGTGGAGCAACCACTTTAGATGGTTACACAGGTACAACTATTGATGGTATTGGTGAAAATATCGATGAATTGGGATCTTCTCCATTCCAAGTGGTTTATAGAAGATATAAAAACTTAGAATTTGAAGATCAAATTGGTGAAGTTTCTTTTGACCTTGAGTCAGTTACTGTATCTGTTACAGAAAGAAAACTAAGAGCACAATGGTCACCTGAATTAGCACAAGACGTTGCGGCATTCCATAACATCGACGCTGAAGCTGAATTAACAGCTTTATTGTCTGAACAAGTGGCGGCTGAAATCGATAGAGAAATCTTGAGAGACCTTAGAAAAGGAGCGGCTTGGAATCTACGTTGGGATTACAACGGATGGAGAAGACTTGATAAAACAACTTCTTACACTCAAAAAGATTGGAACCAAACTTTGATCACCGCAATTAACCAATTGTCAGCTCAAATCCACAAATCTACTTTGAGAGGTGGAGCTAACTGGATCGTTGTTTCTTCTGAAGTTTCAGCAATCTTTGATGACTTAGAATACTTCCACGTATCTAACGCATCTCCTGAGCAAGATCAGTACAACATGGGTATTGAAAGAGTTGGTACTTTGTCAGGACGTTACCAAGTTTACCGTGATCCTTACTTCCCACCAAATCAAATTTTGATCGGACACAAAGGAACATCATTGTTAGACACAGGTTACATCTACGCACCGTACGTACCTCTACAATTAACACCTACAATGTACAACCCATTCAACTTTACACCTATCAAAGGTATTATGACAAGATACGCTAAGAAAATGGTTAACAACCGTTTCTACGCAAGAGTCACAGTTGATGGAGTTAGAACATTTGACTTAAGAGAATTGAGATAATCAATTATACTGAATAAGAGAAAGGAGATAAGAAATTATCTCCTTTTTTTGTTATATGATAATTCATATCACCATTATGCTCAAACTTTTAATTTAAACGTTGATAATAAATTATTTCATAAGTATTTATTAATAAAATCAACATCATATGAAATATTTATTTTTTGTTTTCTTGTTTTGCGTATTATCAAACAGTAACGTATTTTCACAAATTAATGATAATTTTCAGTCTTGGACTTCAAGAAATACTTATGGTACTTGGACTCAAACAGTTGGTTCGGGCACATTCTCAATGACACAATCAATTGTTGCTCCAACAGGGGTATCAAATGGTTCAGGTTCGGTGGGATTTGTGCAATTAGCTTCGTCGACAACTAATGGAGGGACTGATCAAGGTAAACTAAGATTCCCATCAATGAACACGTGTGGTACATTAACATTAAATGTTAGATCATCCGGATCTAACGGAGATTTTTTTGTTGAGAAATCAACGAATGGAGGAACGTCTTGGACTGTAGTACAGTCATTTAACAGTGTTCCAACTGTTGGAACGACATATACCGTGTTAGTGAATGAACCATCATCATCAGTAATATTAAGAATCAATGGTGATAATATAGGTAGTAATGCAAATAGACGAACAACCTATGTATACGACATATCAACAACATTAAATAACAATACAAATTGTAGTACGGTCACATCTCTTTCTGTACCTGTAACAGTCGGAGGTACCACAACAACAGGAACCCAATCTACTTGTGGAAAAACGAACGATTATCCTGCAAATTCTTTTGGGTCGGTTAATTATGGTAATGGAGAAGATGCCGTATGGTCAATAACCGTACCATCGGGAGGGGGGAATTACCAATTTAATTTAGGGGGTACTGCAACTTGGAAAATTTTATCCCTACATTCATCATGTATACCATCTAATAGTAATGTTTTAAACTACTCCACAACTTCAAGTGGTTCTTCAACAATGTTCACACAACAATTATCCGCAGGTACTTACTACCTTTGGGTCGATACTTGGCCAAATCCAACATGCGGAGACTATTCAATACTAATAACAAAATTATCGAGCCCACCCGTTAATGACGAAGTCAGCGGTGCAATAGATTTAGTTGTGAATGATCCTTTTATCTCAGGTACTAATGTTGGTTCAACATCAAGTACCACCGCACCAACACCTACGGGACCACAATATTTTGGACAAGATGTTTGGTATAAGGTTACGGTCCCATCAAACGGTATTGTACAAATAGATACTGACTTAGGTGAATTAACTGATATGGTAATGGAGGTATATTCAGGAACAATTTCATCATTGACATATATAACGTTTAATGACGATAGTCTCTCAACTGTGGAGTTAATGCCATATATAGAATTAACAGGTAGAACACCAGGAGAAACAATTTATATAAGATTATGGGATTATTTTGGGGATCAAACAGGGACATTTAGTATTAAGGCTCTAACCCCAACTTCATTACCTGTTGAGTTATTATACTTTGAGGGTTCACCATATCCTTCGTTTAACTCGCTTAAGTGGTCAACCGCATCAGAACACAACTCAGATTACTTTGATATAGAGAGAAGTATTGATGGTGAGATATGGAAGGTTGTTGGTAATAAATTGGCTTCAGGTAATAGTACGGTTGTTATTAATTATAGTTATTTAGATTCTTTTGATGATTTGGTAATACATTACTATAGATTAAAACAGGTTGACTATGATGGTCAATATAAGATGTACGGACCTATTGGTTTAGATAATACAAAATCATTTAAAAAAGTTGTTAAATACATCAACCTTATAGGGCAAGAAGTTAATTCAGATACAAAAGGATTTATATTTGAGGTGTATGAAGATGGTACTATGAAAAAGATTATTAGATGATAACAATTACTCTACGGAATCTTGTCTAGATAAAATTCTAATTGATTTTGATATTACTTCACTTTCTCCAATAGAAAAGGATCCTCTGTTGTGTGCCGCCTTTACTGACTCAACCAAATAGTATATTGCATGTTCTCTATCCATTGTAGATAAGATAACTTCTAAGTGTTCTTCAGATAGAATATTAATACTACCAAAAAGGTTACCAAACATTTTATTTTCTTCTTCCATAACTATTAAACGATATATTTATATAATAATGAATATTAAAGACATAGTAAATAAAATTATAAAAGAAGCAACTTCTGAAAGTGGGAGTAGAGGATCTTATATTCTACCTATGCAATTAGGGTTAAGAAAATTTAAAAAAGATATTTTGGCGCCTTTTACTGATGAGGTTTCCCATTATGATAGTCCATTATTACAATACGATAGTATGGATGGTAAAATGGATGAAACTCCGAAACAAATAAAAAAAATTGAGGGGAAGGCCAAAAAAGTAACAAACTATATGACAAAACATCCATTATCAACTTTTAGTGATGATGATGGTAATACTATAAATCCAAATCCTGGTAAAAGTAAAAAACTACGTATTGTACCTATTAAAGAGGCGGATTCGACAATAACGGCAGGTTTATATAATGGTCCAATTGAATTGGGACTAAAAAAATGGAAAAAACATATATTAGGTCCGTTTACAGAATTTGTTGATACAGAATTTAACCATAAAAAGAAACAAAAAACAATGAAAAATAATATTAAAAAAATTGTTGGTGTTTGGGAAAAAAATTCTGATAGGACTTACAAACAAGATGAATATGATGCACATACAGTAAATGAAGATTTGGCGGTTTGGTTTGGTAAAAAGAAAAAACCAAAAGGGTCTTCACAACCAAAAGGTCCTTGGGTAAATATCTGTGGAAAAGTTGATGGTAAACACCCACCATGTGGTAGACCTGATACAAATAAAGGTTCATACCCTAAATGTAGAGCTGCGGGAGTCGCCGGTAAAATGTCAGATTCGCAAAAAAGATCTGCATGTCAACAAAAAAGAAGGGCTGAAAAAAAAGATACTCAAACAGGTAAAGGACAAAAACCAATTATGACCTCTTACAAAACAAAAAAAGAATCTATAGATAAATTAATTGGTAGAGTTATTTTCGAGATGAGAAATTCTTTCTAAAACGTTATGTAAAGAATTTTTTATTTGTGAATTAATGTTATTCTCATAGTTTAAACGTCTTTTTTCCGTCTCATTATCAAAGATATATGTTATCCTTTCCCAATCCCTATT